AGACCGGGAAGCGGTCGCGAGCCGGGAGTATCAGCGGGAACTATTTGAGCAGTATGTCCAGAAGGGGACAAACTTCCCTGAGCTCCGGGCGCAGCTCCTCGAGGAGTACCGGGCCGGGGCAGAGCTCACGGGCCCCCAGGGGCTACGCCGGAAGCTCGGGGCGGTTGACCTGGGCTACTTCGGGCAGGCCTACCTCCCCCACTACTTTGTGAGGCCGTCGCCCCCGTTTCACGAGGAGCTCGACCGCATCTTCCGCGAGGGCGTTATGAAGGGGCTGAACCCCACCACCGACGCGAAGGAAATCAGCCGGGCGGACGGATGCCGGAGGGCGGTCGAGGCCCCGCGTGGACACGCCAAGAGCACGAACTTCACCTTCAAGGACTCCATTCACTCGGCGGTGTACGCCTACAAGCACTACGAGATCATCCTCTCGGACAGCTCGGAACAGGCCGAGGGCTTCCTCTCCGACATCAAAACGGAGCTCGAGGAGAACGCGGCGCTCCGGGAGGACTTCGGGGAGCTTGTGGGCCGCGTCTGGAAGGCGTCGGTCATCCTCCTCTCGAACGGGGTCAAGATCGAGGCGCTGGGCGCGGGCAAGAAGATCCGCGGACGGCGGCACAAACAATGGAGGCCCGACCTCATCTTGTGCGACGACCTCGAGAACGACGAGAACGTCAACACAGCCGAGCAAAGAAAGAAGCTCCGGGACTGGTTCTATAAGGCCGTGAGCAAGGCGGGCGACACCTACACGGACATCGTCTACATCGGAACGCTGCTCCACTACGACGCCCTCCTCGCCAACGTCGCCAAGAACCCCGAGTATGAGGCCGTCCGCTACAAGGGCGTCATCTCCTTCGCGGCAAACACGGCCTTGTGGGACGCCTGGGAGCGCATCTTCACCGACCTTGAGAACCCCAGGCACAAGGAAGACGCCGAGGACTTCTTCAAGGCGAACGAGGCCGCGATGCTGGAAGGAACCGCCGTCTTGTGGGAGGAGAAGCTCCCCTACTACGCCCTCATGGTTATGAGGGTATCGGAGGGCGAGGCGTCCTTCAGCAGCGAGATCCAGAACGAGCCCATCGACCCGGAGAACTGCGCGTTTGCCGAGGAGTGGATCGACTACTACGACGACGGGCAGCTTCCCCCGGACTTCTCCGAGGCGCGGTTCCTGTTCGTCGCGGCGAACGACCCCTCCCTCGGCAAGAACCGCAAGAGCGACACCTCGGCGATCATCGCCGTGGCGAAGGACACCTCGACGGGCTACATGTACGTCGTGATCGCCGACATCGCCAAGCGCAAGCCGGACAAAATCATCGAGGACGCGATCGAGGCGTCCCGCCGTTTGAAGCGGGAGTACAAGAAGCCCCTCTACAAGTTCGGCGTCGAGACGGTTCAGTTTCAATACTACTTTGCCGAGATCATGCGGCAGAAGTCCGCCGAAATCGGCGAGTACCTCCCCATCGAGGAGATCAACAGCGTCCAGAACAAGGACGCCCGCATCCAGTCCTTGCAGCCCTTCGTGAAGAACGGCTACCTCAAGTTCTCCAAGCGGCACAAGGCCCTCCTCGACCAGATGCTCAAGTACCCTATGGGGAAGAACGACGACGGGCCGGACGCGCTGCAAATGGCCGTCTCCCTGGCCCTCTCGGTCAAGGTGGGGCAGCACACGGATTATAAATCAGTTTTGGGCCGCGCTATCAAGTTTCGGCGCGGGGCCTACTAAGGAGGTGAGGCATTATTAGTACAGTTATTCATGAGAACACAATCATTCACGGAGATAGCCTCACTGTGCTCCGGCAAATGCCGGACGAGAGTGTGAACGCAATTATCACCGATCCGCCCTATGGCATCAACTACGTCTCACAGACCGGGGCAAGGATTAAAAACGACAAAGCCCCATTCATCTGGTTCCTTTATGACGCTTTCCGCGTACTCAAGTCGGGAGGAACGCTCCTATGCTTCACGCGCTGGGATGTAGAGCAGACCTTCATCGACGCGATTGAACTGGCCGGCTTCCGGGTCAAAAGTGAGGTTATTTGGGACAAGGTCTATCACGGTATGGGGGACACGAAAGCAGCCTTTGCCCCGGCGCATGAGAACATCGTCTTCGCGATTAAGGG